TGAAGCGCGTGCCCGAAGAGGGGTGGGGCGCAATCGGCTCCGGGCTCGACGCCGCGACGCGGATGATGCCGGGCGGGAACTACGTCGCCGATCTCCAGGCCGCTGCTTCCGACTACGCGACCTCTCAGGGTGTCAGCCCCGGCGCGCAGATGGCGCTGGGCTTTCTTTCCCCGAGCCTCAGCGACCTCGCGCGCGGAACGCAGGGCGCTGTCCGCCGGATGGCGAAGGGGCCAACGCTTCCCAAGGTTTATCGTGACGGGGTCGTAGACGCGAAGGGCAAGCCTCGGCCGATGCTCGCAGACGAGATCGATCCCTTCGGATTCCAGAAGGTGCAGCTCGACAAGCCGTTCGACGAGATCGGCGTCGATGTCCTGCCGACCGAGATACTGCCGCCTCGCCAGACGATCGACATCGCGGACCTCGAAGGGAAGGTCGCGTTCCCGCTCGTCGGAGATCGCAGCGCGCTGGGCGGGCTTGTGCAGCGCGTAGACGGCATCGACCTCGCGCGTCCGGTGTACCGCGAAGGCGGTCCTGACTTCATGCTCGGCCCGGCGTCGCAGAAGGATGGCTCGGTCTGGGCGTCTGGCGAGAACCGGATCACGACGCTCGCGAACAGGACGCGCGAGTTGCAAGACGAGTTCGACGCCGATGTCGTCGGCGCGTATTTCCCGCAGGCTCCCGAGGGCATTGACTACGCGAAGTTCACCGCGAACACGCTGGCAGGGATGCTTCCCGGCGCGCGAATTAAGCCGGGCGGGAGGAGCGCGTTCAACCGCGACATGCGGAAAGTCGATCGCAGCTTTCCAGGCGTCGGTTCAGAGCGACTGCAAGAGTGGCTCGACGGTGCGAGCGGGGATAGCCGCAAGGCGTTCGTGAAGCTGATGGAGGTGAAGGATCACCGCTACGCGGGGTTCCCGCAGCCTGGAGCGGCGCGCAAGGCGGTCACAGACCCTGCGCTGTACGGAGTCAACGTAGGCGACACGGGCTTCGCCTTCGCCCAGATGACAGACGACGTGATCCCTGCGTCTCGAGTAGCGGTGCCGCACTCGACATACGACACGCAGATCAAGGGCGAGTACCTCGGCGGTCTGGACTCTCTTGTGCCGCAGGAGTTGTTCTACCGCGACCACGTCAACAGCAAGCTCGCCGCTGGCAAAGACCCGTCGAACTATCGCGGGTACGAGATGGGCCTCCCGGCTCAGAAGATCGACGCTGAGCTTGTAGACACGATCAGCGCATTCCTCGAACGCAAACGGAGGGCGCAGCGGTAATGCCTGCCGGTGGCAACGTGCTGAGCAACCTCCGCGACGTGAAGAATGCGGGCCAGTGGGCGCTCCCGTACCTCGGGGCAGCAGTCGCTTCGGCCCCCGCCTACGCAATCGGTGCCGCGAAGTACGGTGTGCCGGAAATCGTCCGCGGCTACCAGCAGGGCGGGATCATGGGCGCGCTCGGCGGGCTGAATGAAGCGGCCCGTCGCGTCCCTTACATCGGCAACGCATCGGTCGATCTGATGGACGCAGCGACGCAGTACGCGGAAGAGCAGGGCGCTCCCGCTGCCGCGATGTTCGCGATCGACATGCTTGCGCCCGACCCGACTGGGAAGATCGGCGCGCTCGCAAGCGGTGCCGCTGCTGCCGCGAAGGGCCTGGGCGGTCTGAACCTCGCAGTGATTCCCGCGTTCGTCGGCTCGCCGCAGCGGTGGAGCATGAACCCTGAGCTCGGCCGGCTCACGACCCGTCTCGACAAGGCGTTTACGGGTGAGGGCGCGCAGGTCGAAGGCATCGGGAACTACAGCGCGGAGATTGAAGACACCGCTGCCAAGTATCGGGACCAGCGAGGCAAGACCAACGAGATCCGAGTCGGCGGCGAGATCGTGGATGTCGCGAACCGCTCGGGGCTTACTGACCAACAGATTGCGCTGCGCGGGCTGATGAATGAGATCGAGCGCGCCGACTACGACGTGGATGCAGGGGCTGACGTGTACCTGCGGCGCTTTGATAAAGACATCGAGTTCGCGGAGACGAGCAGTAGCTTCGACGGCAGAGAGGCTGAGCGCGCCAAGATCATCGAGCGGCTGAAGGCGCAGAAGCAGCACGCGATGGACGCGCTGGACGACGGTGTCGAGATCGAGCGCGGCAACGCGATCTACGGCGTCCTGCATGACGTGAACGAGGAAGACCTGCTCGACCTCGACCTCCCGCTCAGCCAGCAGCCTCCGGCTGTTCTAGAGAAGGTTCTCAAGGCGTTCCCGCAGTACGCAGACGGCGCGCCTCGCGGCCGGGTCGGGCAGCTCGGTGCCGATCACTACAACGCGAACTACTACCGCGCTGTCGATGTGAACGGCCAGGTCGTCGGGGACTATCCGACCCGCGCGGAGGCGGAAGAGGCGCTGGCCCGGACTGCGCCGACTCTTGATCAGCTTACCGGCCGCGATCTCGTCAAGGACACGCTAGGCAGACCGTCTCGAGTGGGCATGGAGAAGCTGCGAGACGCGGGCATTCCTGGGTCGCAATACCTCGATCAGCTCAGCCGTGGGAAGAAGGGCGTCCACGGGTCGCACAACTACGTCATGTTCAGCGACGACCTCACCTACGTCGATCCGAGCCGCACCGACCCCGACCTGATCGGCGACATGCCGGTGGGCGCGCCGTATCGCACGGTCGGGGGACCGACTCGCGTCTATCACTCGACTGACGCCGACTTCGACGCTTTCGACCCGCGCCGCTCGGAGATCGGGTTCCATTTTGCGGCGAGCCCGGAACTCGCGACAAACGCCGCGATCAAGGGCGGGCGACTGCCGAGCAACCTGACCTCGCGCGAGTACGACCTCGACACGAAGGGCTTCGTCGAGATCGCAGGTCAAGGGAATGGCTTCACGGCGTTCCGATTGATTGAGGATCTGGCGGACAGAGGATTCATCGACAACGACCGCTTCGGCGAACTGATGGATCGCTATGAAGCCATCGAAGACGAGCTTGCGACTGACCCTGAAGAGTTCGCGCTGGCGGTCAATCGGTTGATGAGAGACGCAGTGGAGCCGCTAGGCATCAAGGGTTTCTACTACGACAACCAGTTCGATTCGGGCTTGAACCTTCTCGGGACTGGCCAGGATGTCCAGCCGGGCCGGTCGTACATCGCTTTGACGCCAGACCAACCTGTTGCTGTGGAACCCGCGCCCTCGACCTCCAGCCTCTTTATCCCTCGAGACAACGCGCAGATCGAAACGCTGGCCGGCGCTCCGCAGCCCGCGCTTCCGCGGATCGCGACGCACTTCTCGGGCACTGGCACAGTCGAGGGCGCTATCGGGCCGCATGAAAGCATCTCTGCCGTCGAGTACGACGCCGGCATCGTGGGCAACTACAACGAGGCTCACGGGACGAACTACGAGCCCAGGAGCGTGTTCGATGTCGATCCGAGCGAAGTCGAAGGCGCAGACCTCTACCACGCCTCGCCGGTATGTAAGAACCTGAGCTGCGCGAAGAGGGGTCGCGAGATCGACACCTTCGACCAGAAGAGCGCCGACAAGGTGGTCGAGGTCATCTCTGCCGCGAAGCCGCCGGCGGTCACGATCGAGAACGTCCCGGGCTACGAGAAGACCGTCCTCTTCGACGAGATCCTCGATGCTTTGGACAACGAAGGCTACGCGGTCGATGTCCAGATCGTGAACCCGGCCGACTACGGCGGAGCTCAGCATCGGCCTCGGCTTCTGATTCGGGCCAGCCTGGACGGGCCTCTGCCTGCTCTGCCGGAGAAGTCCGGCCCCTCCGACTGGTATGCGCTCGTCGAAGACCTGATCGACGACGCACCCGACATGCCGTTCAAGGGCCGGGGTGGGAATGAGAGTTGGGAGGTGCGCCGGCTCCGCAAGGACATCGACGACGGCCTCCTGGACCCGAGCCAGCCCATCATCACGATGGGCGGTTCCGCGAGCAAGGGCCGCGCCTATGCAGCCAATGCCGGCGGGGCAGCGCCGACGCTCACCTCTACAGCCGCCAGCGTTCCGCGAATCATGATGCCGGACGGGCGCGTGAAGCGGGTCACGGGGCGGATGATGGCTCGGCTGATGGGCCTGCCGGACAGCTTCAAGATCCCCGACAACTGGGGCCAGGCGAAGAAGGTGCTGGGCAACGGGATCCACGGGGAGATGACTCGCAAGTTCATTCAGCCGATGGCCGAGGCCGGTCGTCGAGCGAGCCGGGGAGAGTGATGGCGATCGAATACCGGGGCGAGAAGTTTGCGGGATACAACAAGCCCAAGCGAACGAGCAGTCACCCGACGAAGAGCCACGCGGTACTCGCGAAGGAAGGCGACAAGGTCAAGCTGATCCGCTTCGGCCAGCAAGGTGTCAGCGGCGCGGGCAAGCCGAAGAAGGGCGAGTCCGAGGCGACAAAGAATCGACGCGCGAGCTTCAAGGCGAGGCACAAGCGGAACATCGACAAGGGGAAGATGTCCGCCGCCTACTGGGCGGACAAGACCAAGTGGTAGGAGATGTCATGGACTACAGCAGTAAGGTGAACGGGGGCTCGAAGCCTTTCACTCCCCCGACCGAGAAGATGCCGAAGAAGAGCGCGGGCGCTCCGCAGACGTGCCCTCCCTTCACTCCTCCCCCGTCGAAGATGCCGAAGCGGTCTCGATAGCCGTGTTCAACGTACTCGAGATCGACGCGATGCTTCGAGAAGACCTGCGACACGGCGAGCAGGTTCTTGTGTGGGAGCGGTCCAAGAAGCGAGCGTTGGCTGAAGACGATGGAGTCCAGGAGCCCATCGAGTTGGAGGCGTTCACCTTTTGAGCGCAGCATTCCAGGACATAGAGATTCCGTACTGCCCGCGCGAACAGCAGCGGGAGGTGCATGATCTCGTGTCGAACCATCGGTTCGGCGTGATCGTCGCCCATCGCCGATGGGGCAAGAGCGTCTGCTTTGCGAACGAGTTGATCAGGAAGTGCCTCTCGACCGAGAAGCCGGACTACCGTGCCGCGTTCATCGCCCCGACCTACCAGCAGGCGAAGGCGGTCCTCTGGGACGAGCTGAAGCGATACCTCGCGGTCATGCCGCGCGGCGTGTTCACGGTGAACGAGTCCGAGCTGCGGATGGACTTCATGAACGGGGCTCGGATCCGCCTCTTCGGCGCGGACAACCCGGATCGCCTGCGTGGTCTCTACTTCGACGACGTGGTGGCCGACGAGATGGACACGACGAAGCTGGAGCTGTTCACCGAGATCATCCGGCCCGCGATCTCTGACCGGAAGGGCAACTTCTACGCGATCGGAACCTTCAAATACAGCAACGGCGCGCTCGGGCAGCTCTACGACATGGCGGAACAGGACGGCTGGTTCCGGCGAATCTACCCGGTGAGTTCGTCGCAGTCGCTCGACCCGGCCGAGGTCGAAGACGCGAAGAAGGTCATGAGCCGGGAGGAGTTCGCGCGCGAGTATGAATGCGTGCGGGTATCGGCGGTCAAGAACTCGATCCTCGGTCGATACATTGACGAGGCGGACGAAGAGGACCGCATCACGTCTGTGCCCTACGACCCGTCTCTGCCGGTGACCACGGCCTGGGATCTCGGGGTGGGCGACTCGACCACGATCTGGTTCTGCCAGCAGGTCGGGCGCGGCGAGGTGCGCCTGATCGACTACTACGAGGCGAGCGGCGAAGGGCTCCCGCACTACGCCCAGGTGCTGAAAGACAAGGGCTACACCTACGGCGAGCATATTGCGCCCCACGACATCGGCGTGCGCGAGCTCGGCACAGGGAAGAGCCGCTTCGAGGTTGCAGCGGGGTTCGGAATCAATTTCCGAGTCCTCCCACGGGTCTCCCAGTCCACCCGTTCGGAGATCGACGAGCGAATCGAAGCAAGCCGCATGCTGCTCCCCCGCTGCTACTTCGATCGAGAGAAGACGGCCGCGGGGGTCGAGGCTCTTCGCTCGTGGCATCGAGACACGTCGCCGACCGGTGAGTTGAAGCACCAGCCCGTCCACGACTGGGCGTCCCACGGCGCTGATGCCTTCGGGTATCTCGCAATGGGCATCCGAGAGTTGGTCAACGTCGAGCGGCCTCGACCGCAACCCAGAAGGCGGGCCTGATGGACGAAGTGATGGAAGAGCAGCCTGCATACGATCAGAACCAGATGCTCTCGGTCTGCCGCAAGGAGATCGACAGTTCGCTGGGGTGGACCGGGACGCGCCTGACGAGGGCGCGGCAGCGGAACCTGAACGAGTGGTTCGGCAACCGACGCGGCGACGAGGTCGAGGGTCGATCACAGGCGTCGAGCCGGATCGTGTTCGAGCAGGTAGAGCAGATCCTCCCCGGACTGCTTGAAGTCTTCGTCTCGTCCAACGAGGTCTGCACCTTCGTGCCGCAGGGGCCGGAAGATGAGCCCAGCGCGCGTGCAGCGACCCAAGCGTGCAACCACGTCTTCAGGAAGAACAACGGTCTCGAGATCCTCATGACGATGTTCCGCGACGCGCTGATCCAGCGAAACGGCATCGTGAAGGTCTACTGGGACGAGGGTCAGGAGGGCTACTTCGAGACCTACGAGGGGAAGCGACTCGACGAGGTCGCGATGCTCGCCCAGGACAAGCACTTCGAGTTCCGCGAGAGCGTGCCGGTCGTCATGGACGAGGCCGGCGATCTGGTCGAACTGGACGAGCAAGAGATCGACCTCTCGACGCTCGATCTCAACTCTGTGCTGTTTACGATCAAGGGCGTCCGCCGGCCCGATGATGGACGGGTGCGGATCGAGAACGTCGCGCCCGAGGACTTCCTGATCAACCGCGACGCGAAGGGTATCGAAGACCCCTCGGCTCGGTTTCTAGCGCAGCGCATCCGCACGACGGTGTCGCAGCTCATCGCTTCAGGCATCGACCCTGAGCTCGCCAACAGCATCCCGACCACGCAGCCGAGCTCTACGACTGACACGTCGCAGATCCTCCGCTCTTCGCAGCAGGACGGGATCGATAGCGGCTTCGCAGACCGCACCGACTCAGAGCGCAGCGTCCTCGTGACCGAGTGCTACGTCCTGATCGACACGGATGACGACGGCATCTCCGAGTGGTGGCGCGTCCTGGTCGCGGGAGAGTACGCGCAGAAGTTCATCTCTGCGGATCCCGTGGACGGTCACCCCTTCGCCAGCGTCACCCCGATCCCTGTCCCGCACCGCTTCTACGGTCTCAGCCTCGCGGACGCGGTGACCGACATCGAGAACATCCAGACCACGCTCTGGCGTCAGTATCTCGATTCGCTCTACCTCTCGACCGATCCCCGCATGGTCGTGCTTTCTCAGGGCGTGGGCGACACGGCGATGCCGCTGGTCAACCTGAACCAGCTCATCGATGCCACGCCGGGCTCCTATGTCGAGGAGTACGCCCCAGGTGCCCTTCGTCCCCTCGAAATGAAGACGAACGCGGCGGACATCCTGCCGGCGCTCTCGCTCCACAGGGAGATGCTGCAGTCGCGCACCGGGGTGACGCCGGAAGGGCAGGGCATCGACCCGAGTTCGATCAACAAGACCGCGTACGGTGTGATGGTGCAGCAGAGCGCAGCCGCTCAGCGTGCCACCCTGATCGCTCGCGTCTTTGCGGACACGGGCGTCAAGCGGATCTTCAAGCTGATCTACAAGGAGTTGCTCCAGCACGGCTCCGAGATGCAACTGTACGCGGGCGGCGAGTGGGTGCCCATCAACCCCGGCGACTGGGCCACGAACATGGATGCCCAGATCGCGGTCGGCCTCGGGCACGGCACCCGGATGGAGAAGGTGAACAACCTCCAGACGCTGGCGGCGGTTCAAGAGAAGCTCCTGGCCTCGGGCATGAGCAACATGGTCACGCAGCAGAACCTGTTCGCGACCGCGTCTGCGATGGTCGAGGCCCTGGGCTTCAAGGAGCCCGAGCAGTTCATCACCGACCCCTCGATGAATCCGCCCCCTCCGCCGCAGCCAGACCCGGCGGACCTCGCGGTTCAGGCCCAGCAGCAGATCGAGAGCATGAAGCTTGAGATCGATCGTCAGCGGCTTGAGCTTGAACGATTCAAGGCGATGGCGGACCTGAAGGTCAAGGAACTCGACCACGAGATTGAGGTCGAGAAGCTGAACCTGCAGGGCGCGAGCGCAAACATGGACGACCCGTGGTCGATCTTCGATTCGATGGAGGGCGGCGACTCTGCCGCGCTCATCTCCGCGGTCGATCAGGCCATGCTTTCAGTCATGGGTCAGGGCGGAGGTGAGAACCTTCAATGAGCCCCAAGACCCGTCACGAGTTGAACCAGGACGTGGAGCGCGCAGCCCAGGCGAAGCAGATCCTCAACTCGCCCATCTTCGAGGCCGCGCTGTCCTACGTCGAGTCGAGCGCGCTGCAACTCTGCCGTACCGCCCAGAACGCCGAGGATGCTTTCAGAGGGACGCTCCGCGCTCAGGCTGCACAGTCACTCAGGACGATCATGCACGCCTTCCTGGCGAACGGAGAGAGCGCAGCACGCGAGATAGCCGAGATGGCTCGGGTGCGGCGAGAAGAGATCGAGGCCGACGAGGCCCACGCGAACTATCTGAATGCAGCACGGGAGGCTCGGTCGCGTGACCAGTCTGCCACTGCATCACCGGAGAGAACGTAGTGGCAGAAGCACCCCTGACCGAAAACACGGCGCGACATAACGATCCGGGCATGGACGCCCTGATCCGGCACTTTGAGGGCGGTCCGCAGCAGCCCGCAGAGGCAGAGCCGCAGGTAGCGGAGGATCCGCTTGCGCTTGAGGCAGTTGTCCCCGAGGACGAGGCCCAGGAGTGGCAGGAGAAGGCTGCTCAGGAAGCGGAGGCCCAGTTCGACGAAGACCCGATGGTTCCGGTCAACGTGGCCGGCGTGGAGCAGGAGGTTCCGCTCTCTGAGCTGATCCGGGGCTACTCGAGAGAGGCCGACTACACGCGCAAGACGCAGTCGCTGGCAGAAGAGCGGAAGGCGGTCGAGCAGGAGCGGTCCCAGTTGATGCTGGCCTCTCGTGAGGCGGTCGAGCGTTCCGCTCAACTGGCCGCTCAGCTTCAGCAGGAGCTCCAGGCGAACCAGCCCGACGCGAACAGGCTGGCGCGTCTTCGGATCGAGAATCCGGGCGAGTACGCGGCCCAGATGGAAGACATGCGACGCAAGCAGGCTCTGCTCCAGCAGGCCCAGGCGCAGCAGCAGCACTACCAGATGCAGCAGCAGCAGCAGCGCGTCGGATACGAGCGTTCGATGCTCGCAGAGAAGGAGCCCGCGTTCGCGAGCGACTTCGATCGCACCTACGCCGAACTCGGCAAGTGGGTAACGGATCCGAACGGGGGCGGTGTCTCCGTTGAGGAATGGAACAGTGAGTTCGATCACAGGCGCATCCTGATCGCGTATCGCGCAATGCAGAACGATCAGCACCGTGCGACTGCACGAGAGAACGAGACCACTGTCCGCAAGAAGGTGGCGAACCTTCCGCGTCTTCGCTCCGGCTCTCCGCAAGAGGCCGGACACAGCGAGCGCGAGCAGTACGCCGCCGCAGTCAACCAAATGCGCGAGAGCGGCACGACGAGGGACATCGCACGAGCCCTTCAGGCCCGCTCCGCACTGAACAAGGCGAGGAGGTGATCCAGCATGGCGATCACGACTACTTACGACACGGCCACGATGGCCGGTCAGCGAGAAGACCTTCAGGACTTCATCTACAATATCTCTCCGACCGATACGCCTCTGCTGACGGCGGCTGAGTGGACGACGGCCACGGCCACCATCCACCAGTGGACCGAGGACGAGCTCGCGAACCGC